ATTCAACATCAGTTCCTAATGAAGATAATAATTCTTTTATACCCACATTAACTGGTATGACACAAAGTAGTTTTTATTCTGAATTATCAGGTAAAACTGCAGTAGATGGTTTTTCAGTTACTAATTATATAATCAAAAAATCATATGCTAATGGTGAATGGTTTACCATAGGATTTGTTCCATCATCTGCCACATCAGAATTAACTGCATCTTTAAAAATTACCGGTCCAATTGGAGATGTTACTAACTTTGCTTGGTATAATAATTTTTATAATGAAAATGACAATGAAATTTATTCATATTTGTTCGTATATTTCGAATCTTCAGGAGAATTTAACGTAACTAGATTTACATATGATGTTGCAGAAAAAACATATGATAAAATTGCAGTTGCTGCTCTTAGATCACGAGGTTCATACGTTCATTCGAAATTAAATTTACAAATAACTACCCAAACTGGAGTAACATTAAATAGTGAAACAATTTTAACAAATCCTTTTGGCGAATTTACAATTACTGTTACAACAGATGGTGAAAGCGGGCAAACACATTCATTTATATGTTCTTTAAATGATTCTTCAACTAAATATATTTCTAAGGTATTAGGAACCGGGGTATTTGATAAAAATGAAGAACAATATCCACTTTATGTCTTTGAATCATATCCAAATTTGGTTCGATCATTAAAAGATCGTGGATTAATAAGAGGATTAAGTCTTACACCAGTTGTACATAATGTTAATAAAGACTTTTTAACTGAATGGAAAACATCAGCATCTCCATATGTGGTCTCTGAAGTACGTGGCGGAATTGTTGCTGACTTATTCAGAGTTATATCTATTTCTGATGGTGATGCATCGAACACACAAATTAAAATAAGTATAGTAAATATCGATCTTGAAACAGCTGAATTTGATATCTTAGTACGTGATTTTTATGATACTGATGATAATATTGTTGCACTTGAAAGATTCTCAAGATGTTCAATGAATCCAGATTTACCTGGCTACGTTGCATTAAGAATTGGTACTACAGATGGACAATATAAACTTAGATCAAAATATATTATGCTTGAAATGTCTAATGATCATCCTGTTGATGCAATTCCTGCAGGATTTAGAGGATTTACAGCTGGTTCACTTAATGGTGGAGCAGTATTAGGCGGAATTAAATATAAGACAAAATATTATAATGCTGGAGATATAGTTAGATATAATTGGGATGGAACACCTGTTGATTTTTCTGGAGATAAACTTAGAAAAGTTATGTTAGGATTATCAAATCAAACAGGATATGATTTAAGTTTATTCAAATATAAAGGAGATCCTGAACAACTAGCATCTTTAACAACAACACCAGGATTTCATCTATCATCTCAAGCATCTACTATAACTGGCTCAACAATTACTGGATTTGAATTTGATTGTACACCATATGATTTAGAAGGACAAACTGGCGGTGATAACAATAAATTAAAAGATAAAATCTATCGTAAATTCACACTTGCTCTAGCGGGTGGGTTTGATGGATGGGATATTTACCGAAATGTTAGAACATTTGGTGATGAATATAAATTTGGTAAAATTACATATGATGATAATAATTTTAGTAATGGCGGATGTTTTAATGACACAGTTGGTAATTCAGATTATTACGCATATTTAACAGGTATACAAACATTCGCTAATGCTGAAGCTGTTGACATTAATATTTTTGCAACACCCGGAATAAATTTTTATGATCATTCATCATTAACCGAAGAATCTATTGATATGGTTGAAAAAGATCGAGCAGATTCACTGTATATAATATCAGCACCGGGTTATGCAACTACAGTAGATGATATTATTGGACTTCTCGATACCGTAAATCTTGATTCAAACTATTCAGCCACATATTGGCCCTGGATACAAATTAGAGATAATGAAAATTCAACACAACTTTATATTCCGCCAACTGGAGAAGTTTTAAGAAATATTGCTTTAACAGATAATGTTTCATATCCCTGGTTTGCTGTAGCTGGATATTCTAGAGGTATTGTTAATGCAATTAAGGCATATAAGAAACTTACACTTGATGAAAGAGATGATTTATATAGAGAAAGGATTAATCCAATTGCGACGTTTGCTGATACTGGTCCAATTATTTGGGGTAATAAAACACTCCAACTAAAAGAAAGTGCCCTTGATAGAATCAATGTAAGAAGATTATTATTAAGAGCAAGAAAACTTATTGCCGCAGTGGCTGTGAGATTGCTTTTTGAACAGAATGATGAACAAGTACGAGCAGAATTTACAAGACTTGTTAATCCAATACTTGAAAATATTAAAAAAGAAAGAGGACTTTATGACTTCCGTCTTGTTGTATCAAATGATCCAGAAGATATAGATCAAAATACTCTTAGAGGTAAAATTTATATTAAACCAACAAGATCATTAGAATTTATTGATATCGAATTTATAATTACACCAACTGGCGCATCATTTGAGAATATTTAATACTTAGTGAAAATAAAAAAAGGTAGGGATTCCTACCTTTTTTTTGTCCAGTATTCAAAACATAATATAGATTTATAGTAAATTATTTGCTTATATAGAAAAATATACTATCTTTGCATTATGAAATTAAGTAAATACACAAAATAATTAGGAGTTACATATAGGACTGCATGGAATATGTTCAATAGTGGTACTATAATTGTTCCAGATGATACACCGCAAAAAAAAGAAGTTGTAGCTGTATATGCGAGAGTATCGTCATCTGAAAATAGGTCGAATTTAATCTCACAGTCGAAAAGAGTTCAGGAGTTTTGTTCTGCTAATGGGTGGATTGTGTCAAAAGTAGTGGAAGAATGTGGTAGCGGGCTTAATGACGAAAGAAAGAAGATGATTCAACTTTTGTCAGACGAAAATATAGCTAAGATACTCGTTGAGCATAAGGATAGGATTACCCGCTTTGGGAGTTAATGCCCTGAATAACAGTCGTGGAGACATAGTAAAACCACTTATGGTAAATGTCTGTGAAGCGATGAGAATGGATTAGAAAAACATTTTTCTATATAACTATTTTTTATTCTAGTATCTTTTATTCTAGTATTTTTTATTCTATTATCTTTTATTATAGTATCTTTTATTCTAGTATTTTTTATTCTAGTATTTTTTATTCTATTATCTTTTGTTCTAGTATCTTTTATTCTAGTATTTTTTATTCTATTATCTTTTATTCTAGTATCTTTTATTCTAGTATTTTGCTTTATTTATAATATTTCTGGTCCAATATTTCTGGTCCAATATTTCTGGTCCAATATTTCTGGTCCAATATTTCTGGTCCAATATTTCTGGTCCAATATTTCTGGTCCAATATTTCTGGGCCGGTACTGTGTACCAAAATATAATAAAAAAATGAAAAAGTCAATATAATATAATATTTTTTTTTAACAACTAGTATTTATTGAAATATTAATTATTGGGTCAATATTTACTGGTAATTTTTCACGAAAATTTAAAAAAAAATATTTTTTTAATTTTGATATATTTATAAGAAAGTAATAAATGAATTAAATATAAATATGACATGGCAGATTTATTAATGAAAATGCCCGTACCTTACGAGCCAAAACGAAAAAATAGATTTCTTTTAAGATTTCCATCAACATTAGGTATAAATGAATGGTATGTTTATTCAGCATCGAGGCCAATTGCTAAAATTGGTTCTACTGAAATTCCATTTTTAAATACATCAACATATGTTGCTGGTCGATTTGTTTGGGAAGAATTAAGAGTTCAATTTAAAGATCCTATCGGCCCATCAGCATCACAAGCACTTATGGAATGGATGCGTTTACATGCCGAATCTGTTACAGGAAGAATGGGATATGCCGCTGGATATAAAAAAGATGTTGAACTTGAAATGTTAGATCCGACTGGCGTTGTGGTTGAAAAATGGCTTTTACAAGGTACATTTATGACAGGGCTTAATTTTGGAGACTTAGATTATTCAAGAGATGATTTAGCGACAATTGATGTAACATTACGAATGGATCGTTGTATTCAGCTATATTAATATTTATTAAATATTAAGGATTTATAAAAAAATATTTTAAAATAATTTTGTCATCCTAAAATAAAAAGACATGTTAGAAGAATTTAAAATTAATTCAACAATTGCATATGATGTAGTTGAGTTACCCACTAGAGGCATTATGTATCCTAATAAAAAAAGTTCTCTTAGAGTTGCATATTTAACGGCAGCTGATGAAAACATTTTAGCATCGCCAAATATAACAACAAATGGTAAAATTATTGAAGAAATTTTAAAAAGAAAAATTCTAGATAAAGATTTAAAAGTTGAAGATATATTAGAAGAAGATAAACAAGCGATATTAATTTTTTTAAGGAATACCGCTTTTGGTTCTGAATATAATTTAACATTAACTGATCCTAGAACAAATGAAAAATTTAATGCTGTGGTTGATTTATCTCGTCTTAAAATAAAAGATTTTAAATTAGTCGCTGATAATAATGGTGAGTATCCATATTTTTTAAAGAAAAGTCAAATTAATATAACATTTAATTTTTTAACTCAAAAACAAGAAGAGGAACTTCTTAAAATTAGAGATAGTTGGAATGGAATTGGAACAGCGCCTATTGTTACAAAAAGACTTGAAATGTTAATTAAATCAATTAATGGTAATAGAGATCCAATGGAAATATACAATTTTGTGGAACATGAAATGCCAATCGTAGATTCACAAAATTTTCGAAAATATGTTATAGAAAATAAACCTGGAATTGATTTAACACAAAAAATAATGACCCCATCAGGAGAAGAAATCCAAGTTGAAATTGGATTTGGGGTTGAATTTTTTCGTCCTTTCTACGGAGTATAAAGAAGGTCAATTAAAAGAGATTTTGTTTTTAATTAATCGCGGATTTTCATATGGCGATATTTTGTCTATGCCTATTTATATAAGAAAATATTATATTACATATATATTGGAACAAGAAAATAATAAAAAATAATAATATATCTATTTATATAATATGGCATTATTTAGTGAAGCGGCAATGGCGATTATAAGATCTAGAGAAGGTAAAAAAATAGATTTTATACTTCAACGCCTTTCAGATTTGGGATTTAATAATACTGGCGGAAATGACTATGATGATGCGTTTGCGCAGGCTAGTAAAGATTATGACTTATTAAAGGCCGCGGAACAAGAAAGAACATATTATAGTGATGTTGTGAGAGGTAGTCGGATGGGTGGTCAAACATTTTTAGGCCGAGTTATGGAAGCTCAATACGATTTTAGAACCGCAAAATTAGATGAGTTTGGTACTCTTGAAAAAACTAGAGAAGGAATCGAATCTTTATTTCATGTATTTAAACAACCATTACAAACATTAAATACAATTAAAGGACTAGTTCAAAATGAAGTTATTTTATATTTAACCAACATAAATAAACTTTATAATGAAATAAATGTAAAATCAGCAATGACAGGAGAATTGGCTGAAGCATTTAGAACAGAAATAATGAATGCTTCGCCATGGGCTATAAAACTTGGTATAGGATTTAACGAATTAGCTGAAAGTGTTGGTAATTTAGTATCAAACTCAGGAAAATTTAAATTAATTAATGATGATACATTAAAAGAGATGGCGCTTGCCAGTAAATTTATTGGAGGCATGGAAAGACTTAGCGATATGGGTAGAAATTTTGAATTTATAGGTCTAGGTCTTCGAGATATGTCAACTTATGTTCAGAATTCACAAATTAGATCACAATCGATAGGATTAAATGCTAGGGAAACACTTAAAATAGTAGATGAAAATTTAAGAAATATAAATGCGTATGGTTTTAGAAATGGTATTTTATCATTAGAAAGAATGGCCCAAAAGTCCATAGAATTTAGAACTAATATGTCTGAAGTATTTAAACTCGCTGAACAAGTATGGGAACCAGATAAAGCATTAGAATTAGTTGCAAATTTACAAGTAATTGGAGGAGCTGTTGGAGCATTAAATGATCCATTAAAATTAATGTATATGGCAACTAACGATCTTGAAGGATTACAAGATGCCTTAATTGAATCTACAAAAGCTTTTGCAACATTTAATAATGAACAGGGAAGATTTGAAATAACCGGTGTTAATCTTAGAAGAGCTAAAGAAGCTGCTAGAATATTAGGTATGGAATATAATGAATTAGCTAGAAGTGCTATAGCATCTATGGAAAGGCAACAGGCAGCAATGGATATGGCAGGAAAAGGATTGAATATAAATGAAAAAGATAGAGAATTTATAATCAATCTAGCTCGAATGGAAGGTGGCCAAATGATTATTGATATTCCGGTAGATTTGAGACAACAATTACAAATGTTACCAACAGAAACATCTATTGCTTTATCAGATTTAAGTGAACAAAATATTGAAACCCTTATTAAACAGAGGCAATTACTTGAAGAGATGAGACCTGAAGATGTTGCTAGACGACAAGTTATGGCACTTGAAAATGTTGAAAGAGACGTTTCATTTATTCGAGGAGCGTTAAGGGTATCAATAGGAAAAAATGCATCAGATTTAATTGAAAAAGCGTTAGGGTTAGATAGTGAATTTATAGGTAATCTATCTGATGCTATTGCTGATTTAGGCTCTGCTGGTATTGATAAAATGGATAAATTTATGCAAAATGCTATAAGAGATTGGGATGGGCTTATAAATATTAAAAATAGTTTTGGTGGTTCTTTTGTTAATAATATTCGAGATTTAACAAACGATATTATAAATTCTAATAAAACAAAACAAGCTGCAAATATAGAAACAGAAGCAAGAAATTTAGAAGTTGCAGCAAGAAGAAATGAATCTTTAAATTCACCACAAACATTACCAGAACAAAGGATAATTGTTACACATAATGTTAACATAAATCCTATGGATTCTACTACAGATAAAATTGCACAAATATTCATGGCAGATAAAAGATTTGCTGAGGAATGGGCAAATAGTTTTTTAAATCCAAATTCAAATTAATATAGATTTTTAAGTGGCTTGTATTTATTATTAAAACAATATAATGCCAAGTTATGTAGATTTTAATGCAAGTAAACGTTTTAGAGATTTTGTTATATCAAAAACTTTAACAGTTCCAAATGGACCTCAAACATTTAATGCGTCTAATTATAGTGTTCATAATTTAAATGTATTTCCAAATATAGATCCTGGAACTGTTGAAGACACCAGAGAATTTGAATTAACACAATCACAAAATGTAAATACTTTTAAACCAACAGAGTATTTTATAAATGAAAATTTAAATGTATTCACAAGAAGAGCAAATTTAAATCTTTATCCGTATTTTGTGGGTAGAATTCATAATTTAATTGGTATAATGAGTTCTAAAGAATATGATGACGAATCTGAATTAATGAAGTTTGCTGCGTGGAATATAAATACTAATCCACAGGGACCTTTTTTTGCTAGAGTAACACAAAATTTAATTTCGTCTACTGTAGGTAGATTGAGATTAGTAGATGCATTGGGTGGAAATACAACAACGGCAATTAATATATTAACAGGTAGAGAACCATTAATAGAAACTAATACCAAAATTACTGTTGCATCTACATTACCCGGTAAAGGCATTGATTTTTTACAAACAATTACCGGAGTAGAATTTCCATGGGTAGAAATACCGGGCGATTATTTATCAAACCCACGTAATCCTATAATTACTAAACAATCTGAAGAAAAAACTATAAGTGAATTTAAAAAGACTGTTCAGGATACTACTGGTGCATTAGGCTCATTAATAGGAATTAGAAGACGATCAAGAACGCAAAAACCATCTGATTTGTTTATTGAATATATGGGACAAAGACAAAGATCATTTTTGTTTGACAACTTGTCATATTCAAAATATGCTCCGAATTATACAACAACAGCAAGATCACAAAATACATCAAAAATATTTAATTTTATTGATCAAACAGCACAGAGTGTTAAGAATATATTAGGTATTGAAGCTCCAAATAGTGTTGCTTATATTGGTGATGATAGAGGCGAGGATGTTTATTATGCAATGAATGATTTTAATGACAGGCCAGTACGAAGCAATTATTATTTAGTTCAAATGTTTGATCCAATACAAGCAACTTTATTTCAAAGACAAAAAAATATAATTGATGGTGGTGGAGTTGCTGGTAAATTAACATGGATAAGCACAAAGTCTAAAAATCCATTACCGGGATCACAAACATTGGTTGGATTGGAATCAGATAAAGGAAGATATACTACAAGTTATAAACGAACACAAAGTCAAGGACAATATATAGAATCAGTATCAACAAATTATAATTTTGAAGATAAATCAATTTTAGGAAAAACTCAGGAAATTCTTGAATCAATGCCAGATGATGGCGGTGCTGCTCGTTCACATGTTGCTAATGTTATAGATCAGACTAGTAGAATTTTTCGAGAAGGTGATGTTATATTATCTAGAGGTTCATCTATTAAATATTTTGATAAATATACTAAACAAGAAAATGGTATAGAATATTGTAGAGTATGGACAAAAGATAGATCTTATATAAATTATTCTGATACTATGAAAAAATCAGGTAATTATCGTAAATTTGAAAGTAGTGTTTTAACAAAACCATGGAATTTAAACATATATCCAAATTCAAATGCAAGGGGAGAATTTGGAACAAGCTCATCAAATATGTCTTCAAGCGGTCAAGGATGGTTTGCTAAAAAATATATGTTTTCAATTGAAAATTTAGCGTGGAAAACATCTAATATACCTGGTTTTACATATACGGATTTACCTGTTTGTGAAAGAGGACCAAACGGTGGTAGAATAATGTGGTTTCCTCCATATGATTTAAAAATATCTGAACAAAATAATGCTTCATGGAAAGACAATGATTTTTTAGGTAGACCTGAGCCCGTATTTACATATACTAACACTACTAGGACAGGACAAGTATCATTTAAAGTTATTGTTGATCATCCAAGTATTTTAAATCTTCTTGTTCGAAAACATTTTGAAGGTATATCTGATCAAGAAGCCGATAATTACATTAATGCATTTTTTGCTGGTTGTGAAGATATTGACTTTTATAGTTTGGTAAGAAAATATGTAACGTTATCACCCGATGAGGTTAAGGCTGTTATGGCTTATTTAAATGGTAATGGAGAACCTCAACCTATAGCTCAGAATAAATTATATTTAGTGGAATCAGTTAAAAGTACACCAAAGCCAAAAAATAAGGTAGAAGATCCGGCATTTATGGCTAATTTATATTTTAAAAATGACACACCTGAAATTGAATTTGGTAATCCATTAATTACTAATCAACCATATGGTAAACAATATGAAACACATATTAATTCTAAAGAAGAACAAATAAATGAATTATCTTATGGAATAGAGACATTATTAAAAAATTCAACAACATGGGACGATTCACATATAAATGATTATCTGCTTTTAAGTGGTGTTAATTCAATTAAAAAACCAAGTAATGATGATTTTGATATACTTAAAATATCAACGTCGACGCAGCTTAGAAATGGTTTTGACGCATTAGAATCTGAATATCAAAAATATTTAAAGGGTATTTCAAAATTAAAAGATAATTTAGATAAGGGAAAAGTAAAAAATATTATTATTCGTATGGGATCAAGTACGAGCTCGCCAGATTCGGCTAATAATAATTTAAAATTATCTTATCGTAGAACCTACAGTGTTTTAATTGATTTAATTTTTAGATTATGTAAAAATTATAATCAAGATCCTGAAGCAATTATTCCTAATTATTTTAGTGGAGATCTTAGTCAATATAATGATGTTGTTAATACATTTCTTAAATGGAAAGTACCTATTACAAATTCAGATGAGAGTGCAGATGAACCACCTATCATAATTCCATTGAGAAATTTAGGATATCCGCAAGATGGAAATTTATCCATATCTGTGAAAAATGTTGGTGAGACTTTTGAGCCTAAGAAAAGTATTGATATAACAAATATGTCGTGCTCAGATAAGGTAGCGTATCAAACGAGATTATCTAGGAATGGAAGAATAGTAAATATTTTTAATGGTGTAGCACCTACAACATTTTATTGTAGAAAAACACAAATAGGTGTAAAATATGAATTAACCGATGCTGAAACAGATACGGAAGATGTAGTGAAAGATGAAGAATCGTCACCAAATGTACGAAATTTAGTTGAAATTAACGATGATTCACCAACAGTAAATAAAATTACTCCATCAATTGATAAGATGAAAGAAATTATAATGAAAACATTAACAGAATGTTATTATTTTAGACAACTTGAAGAAGATTCACCATTACAATTTTCATCTTTAAAAGAAAAATTAAAATATTTTCATCCATCATTTCATTCAATGACACCTGAAGGATTAAATGCGAGACTAACATTTTTGAATCAATGTGTTAGACCGGGTGATACATTACCAATTAAAGGATCATCTGATAGAAGTGATATGAATGCTAGGAATACAACATTTGGGCCACCGCCAATATGTGTATTAAGAATAGGCGATTTTTATCATTCGAAAGTTATTATTAGAAATGTTAATATAACATATGATAATAGTATCTGGGATTTGAATCCTGAAGGAATTGGAGTTCAACCTATGATTGCTGACGTACAGTTGGATATTACTTTTATCGGCGGTCAAGGGTTAGAAAGACCTGTTGAAAGATTACAAAATGCTCTTTCATCTAATTTTTATGCAAATACTGAAGTATATGATCCAAGATCAACATCAACAGAAGATAGAAGTAAATTTTATGAAAAAACATTTTCAAAAGAATTTTTAGAAAACTTAAGTAATAGAACAAAAAATTCGGTTAAGCCGAATTATTCTGATAGTGTAACAGCTGATAATAAATATGAAGAAGAAATATATGGCGGACAACTTGAAATGACTGGAGATACATATATGATTCAATATCATCCAATAATAGATAAACTTTATTCTGATACTGCAAATTATTTTGAAAGTTTAATATCTGCATATAATTCAACTATAATGTTATATGGTCATAAATTGTCAAGTATAATTTTACATCCTGATTATAGATCAATAAATGAATACATAGTTCAAACGCCATCAGGAATAGATACTATAGAATTATTAGGTAATTACGAGAAAAATATTGAAATTGGCCCAATATCACAACAATTTAAAGATGTAATTTCGAATAAAATAATGTCTGAAAATATTACAACTTTAATGAAATTAAATAAAGATATGCCGACAAATGTTGCGGTTAATTGTGAGGAGATTTTGAAACCTAATATTAAAAAAATGATTGAAGAAAAAATTAATAATATTACAACTGAGACAGCATATATGAATAATATTGAACAGAAAAGAAATAAAGTCATTGAGGATTTTGATAAATTAAATTATGTAATGCAATATGGTCATGATGGAAAAATAATATCAAAAACTCAAGAGTATATTGGATGTAATTTATCTGGTTATTCTAAAGATAAATTATTTGTATATGGAGATTTAATATCTTTTATTAAAACAAATCAGCCAAAATTTTATAATGATTTAGATAATACATATAATTTCTTTTCGTCTACAATGTCAACTGATGATTTATCACAGTTTTTATCTGTTCTTTTAAGAACTGATAAAGAAAAAATATTGAATTTGTTTAGAAATTCAAAAAAAGATATTTTTAGTGATAAAGTGATAAAAAATATGGACAAACGATTAGATGCGTTTTTAGCGTCATCACCGTCAAATAAAAATTTTAGTATAAACCACTATCCATCAAAATCAAATAATAATAGTATTCAATTTCAAGTAAATGAATATACTATTACAGATTCTGATGAAATTCAAGATTTAATAAAGACAAAAAGAACAAGTATGTATAATCCAATAATGACATTAAATTTTGCTAGGTAATGAATAATCAATATTTTGACAGATATCAATTTTTTGAAAGTGAAGGAACGTTTAGGATTGTTCCTGGTATTGAAATTCCAATTAAATCTACTGATAAGTATATTCAATTTAGACGTAATAAAGATAGATTGGATAAGTTATCACAAGAATATTATAATTCACCATTGTTTGGCTGGTTAATATTACAAGCGAATCCAGCGATTGGTGGTATCGAATTTATGATGCCAGACCATTATTTACTTAGAATACCGTTTCCTCTTATTTCATCTTTACAAGATTATAAAAAAAGTATAGAATTGTATAAATTATATTATGGGGAATAGTGATATAAAATCAACAAACGAGTTATTAATTAAAGTTGATCATAATAATCTTATTTATATTGATCCAAATACTGTTATAGATAATGGTGTGCTTAAACCACGAATGGTTGAGCTAGAGAATCTTGTCATGTATGTTAATTTAGAAGCGGATTTAATTCCCCGAACAACACTTATAGCAAATGATCTTAAAAGTACTATTAGATCAATAGCTAGTGGCACCATTAATTTTATGAAAAATGCTGACGGTAGCGATTATGACACAAGATGGACAGAATCATTTATTAGTAATAATCAACGAACAACGACATTGACTAATATTGGAGGGCCAGAAGCCACTTATGGTCGTATTAATACATATTTTCCGGAAGTTAAAGAAGGTAAAGGTATTGATCCAACAGCACAAACTTTTGGAATTGATAATATATCAATAAAAGTTATGGGTGCCAATTTTATACCAAGAGTTGATATTAGATTTATTGATGTTAGAGGAAAAACATTATTTGAAACACCACAAGATTCTCCATATGCCGCATTTTTTCATATACCTTGGCCAATATTTTATTTAACAGTAAAAGGATATTATGGTAAAGCAATTAAATATAGATTACATTTGATTAAATTTAATTCTAGGTATGATTCTATAAATGGTAATTTTGAAATTGATTGTAATTTTGTGGGATCTACATATGCATATTTAGCAGATATTGGATTACAAACAATATTAAATGCCCCTTATTTTTATTTTTCTGAAACAAGTGAAGATATAAAATATAATGAACTTACTGGATTATATGAGAAAGAAATAAAAAGAACAACAAAAGGATATCGAGTATTAAAATCGGTATATCAAGAATATATTAGTAAAGGTTATCTACCAAAAGATTTTCCAATAAAAACACTTAGAGAAATTATTGTTTTGGCTGGACGACTTAATAAGATAATGGAAAAAAAGTTATTTGACGAATTTGTTGATTATAGAACATTAGCGGCAGTAAAAGAATATGAAAATGATATTATAGAATTTATAAAGAAAATTAATGCATGGGATATTAGTAATTTATCACAAACGTCTTTTATGAATGTGATTCCCGCAACGAGATTAGATCCTATTTTAAATGAAGAAGAATTAATACGATGGAAATATTTCTTGGCAAGTTCATCGAATCAAAAAGATCAATTAGATTCTCTTGGGAAAATTTTGAAGGAATATACAAAAAGGTTAGAAAATAATTTTGCATTTGGTATTGATGCCTCGTCTAATAATAAAGAAAATAAAAAATATAAAACTCAAACAATATCTTGTGCAAGTGTAAAAAATGTAAAAGATTTTTATATAGAACAAGATGGGAAAATAGGTGTTAATACACACTTTATAATAGATGAAATAAATAAAATGTTGGTAAATTTCATTGAACAAAGAAACAAATTAGAAACTGATATTGAAACATTGATGAATGAAATTATTAAAGGATCTAAGGACACAGGACTTGGATTTAAACCAACAATTAGAAACGTTATTGCAATTGTTCTTGCAAATGCTGAAACATATATTAGATTAATGAAAGATGTTCATGAAAGAGCATTTGAAAATGCAAGACAAAGAAAAAAGATATTGGATGAACAATCAATTATAACTGATGGTGGTGATACCATTTATCCATGGCCTGAAATAAAGTTAGGAACACATGGCGACAGAGAAAATGTTGTCATTTATCCGGGAAGTAAACAAATGGAAATGAAATTAAAATCATGGGATAGTAATTTATGGCCAGAAGTAGAATTTGTTGAAAATTTTTATATGGTATCAACAAAAATAAAAGACAATCTTGCGGGTAAAGAAGGTACTCCAGATAATGTTCATTTTGTTTATGGTTCAGAAGATATTGATATAATTGTTAAAGATACAAGTGTATTTAGTAATGTTTTAAATACAATACCATATACTGATAAGTCAATTAGTAATATATTATATGAAATGTATGAGAGGGCAAAGGTAACGACAATGTTAAGCCCATTTAGTACAGATGCAATACATGAATTAGCCGATGTTGAATATTCTAATTTAGAAAATCAAATTATGTGGGATGTTGATGTTATTAATACATTAAAAAAACAAGTTTCTAATTATGATGATTTGATTAAACAAATGTCTACTATAACAAATAAATATCAATATTATTTAGATCAATTACCGTCAACAGGCTACATACAAAATGGTCTTACAAATGATTTTAGTATGGAATCTTTTAGGACTGATTTAAATACAAAAAGTAGTAATGGCGATTATACAAAAGTAAATAACTTTTTAAAAAATTATAAAGCCGAACAATATAGAAATAAATTATATCCATTTAATTCGCCAATATATAAAAGTTATAATAAGAATGATTTGAATTTAAATGGTATGATACAAGTTAATACTCCATTTGCATTTATTTCATCTCCAATAGATTCGGCAATGTGGATTAAAGATGGATTTACATCAAATATGTTTATGAATACAATTGATATTGATGGACATAAAAAACATATATTAAATACACCATATTTTCATTGGCAATTATATAATGATTTTATTAAATTAGAATCTACAGGAAAATATGCTGGATCAGCTTATTTACTTTTAAATTCATTACCATATAAAGATCTTGACGATACTATCGTGTATAAAAGTGAAACTTGGCAATCAAATCCCGGTACACCAACAGTCATGTCGACAATGTTTAGAGAACTAGGCTCGACACATTTTATTCCATATTATTTAATATTAAAATGGGGTTCAATTTATCATCGATATAAAAAATATATAAATGATGGCGTTGATATTATTAATGGTATAATAAATAGAATTGAATCAAATTTATTTTTTGATAATAAACAAGGAGTTACATTTACTGGATTATATGGTGGTAAATCTATAAGTGAATCTACTACATCTGATATAGGGTTTCATCCATATTATGAAACTATTTTTCATCAAATAGTAAATGGATATGGTTTTTACAATATTGATTTACCAGATAATAGTTATTCTAATGCGGTATCAAACGGTACGATTAGATCTTGTAGTGGAGTTGCTGTTGGAGCAAATACATGGTCAACGGTTATAGATGAATCTAAATTTGATAGTAATGATCAAAGATATGTTTTGTTACCGACTAATGGAATGAATCCTGTGGATGCAACTGATTTTATATTAGCAGAACAGGAAAATTTTAGAGTTATATGGGGTGTGGGAACAGATTTTGTTATTGGTGATACAAATATTGATTATACTCGTTATTCATTTCCCAATTATAAAGAATATATTAGAACAATAAAAAATGAATTTTCTATTTCGTCAAATTATAAAAAAATTATTGATTTAATTGCAACATTTAAACCAGATATATTAGATGTATTTGAATCTGCATTTTTAAATTTTTGTAGTGAGAAATTAAATGAAAATATTTCATATACACCATACAAAGTTTCATATACAAGATTTCAAGATTTATTAAATGCTATAGTATCAGTAAAAAAAGAGAATACAGATGAAACAAATAATGTAGAATTACTTAAAAGTTTAAAAATTAAACAATTAAATAAATTGTCAGATATTACAGCTCAACTTCAGATGAAAGATAATCTAATTAAGCTTTCAATTTCAAATCCGAGAGAACATGATGATTATTTATTTGGAGGATTTACTGGTGTTAATGTTAAACATTTTTCATTGAATTCATATAATATAGGGCAAATTCTAACAAATCTTGGTAATATTGAACTTTATTTAGGTGAAGATATGGATGGATATTATCAAGATTTTTTTAGAGTTAATAATATTGAATTAAATGAAGAAAATATTAAACAGTTTAGACCATTAATATATATGTATGCGGGATTAAGAGCTGAAGGAGAAAATCCATCACATGATGAATTTATTAATTATGTTAATAATAATATAATAAATCCACCATCAACACTAGGAGTAAAACCGCCAGCACAAAGATTAAATAATTATTTAACATATCTTATACATAAAATTCAACATAATCTTAATGGTGATGTAATAGAAGAACGAAGTTCATCAATATTAAGAGGACACAATGATGAACAAACATTAAAATTAGAAACATATAATTATTTCAAATCTTTTAATGATAAATGGATAGCAGGTAATTCTATTGGACAACGATTATTAATAGAAGAGTTTCTTTTTTTGGATAGGGCTAATAAAGATATTGGACAAAAAGTTTTTATTGATTTATCTAAATTTATAAGACTAGGATTAAGTGAGAATGCTGGCATTAATTTATATAGCGCAATTAGTTTATTAATTCAAGATACTGGGTTTGATATTAGAGCATTACCTGCATATGTTAATTTTTATGGAACTAGTGCTACTAGTGCTCTACGAATTACACCATCTAGAGATATTGCTAGAAGTATGTTTGGTTCATTTTTAGATGTGGATTATCAAGAAGCTACACCAAAAATAATATTACAATATATTGGGCCAACATCTAAACATCCTGAAATGTCAGATATTATAAATAAAAATAAAAATTATTTGTTTAATAATGATGGGTTTGATATTGGTGATACTAATAATAACCCCATTATTGTTTCTGACGATATTTTTGCATCTACAGATTTTACAAAATCAAATAAAGTAGTTGCTTTTGAAGTAAGTTTTGGTGATCAAAATCAATCAATTTTTAAAGGATTAGAATTAGATCAATCTACAATAAGAAATACTTCAGAATCATTCTATGTGTATGAGCAATTAGGACGCAGTGAAGGTGGAACAAGTACTGCTCAAGTAGACATTGGATTGTGGAATATATATAGGCAAGCATCATATCAATGTACTGTAACATCTATGGGAAATGTTATGATACAGCCAACTATGTATTTTTATTTAAAAAATGTTCCGATGTTTAGAGGTTCATATTGGATTACTGAAGTAACTCATAATATTAGGTCAACAGGCATCGAAACAATGTTTAAAGGTACAAGAATACCTCAATTGGCATTACCTAAACCAGAAGATTCATTTATGGCTAGTTATAGACCATTATTTGATAAAGTGATAAAAGAAGCAGTAAGAATAGTAAAAGAGGGTCATAATCTTACTGAAACAACTAAAACGCAACAAACAATAACAAATAATGGTGTTAATACGTATGATTTACATGGTAAACTTCTTCCTGGTGAAACTATGGTTGAAAAACATGGAGGATATGAGCCATATGGAATACCATTTAATGGTGCGGGCAACCAACCTGAAATTACGAAAATAGAGTATAATAAAAAAACTTGGTTAAGGGCAAGAGTTGTTGAAATGGATTCGCCTAAATATAAAATTCCTCCAGATCGTAGTATGAGTATTGCATCTGGAACTAGATTATCTGGAAACGTAAAATGGTCTGATATATATGATTCATTAAAATCTAATTATATATATGAAACTAAATTTGATTTAAATAAAATACCTCGTAGTAAAGATGGTTTTATTATATTAACAGATTCTGCGGGTTATATAAATACAGAATTTTTAAATCCTAAAAATAATAAGTATTTTAGAATGGTAAATTTTTTAAATGGTCCATCAAAAACATATGTTGGACCAGTTAATGTTGGTCCGAGTATTGAAGGATATGGTATTGCTTTATCAAAATCTTTAATGAAAAAATTAGATTTATTTAATGATGATATTGTATATTTTAATTTAACTAAATAATATGATATTTATATAAAAATGTAAAGATGGATAATATAAGTAAAACATTAGAAGACTTTTTAAAAAAGAGTACCGTAGAAGACTTTTTAAAAAAGAGTACCGTTATTAAGAAAATTTCAGATGATGGTATGGAAGAAACTATATGTGACCTTGAAACAGGTGAATGTCATATCCTGAGGTTAATGGATGGATTGATTGAAAGAGTTAATAAAAAATATATAACCGAAGACGGTAGATTATTATTACAAGATTAATAAATTTTTAATTATGAAAATGAAAAATATTAATGAAGAAGTAAAACGTTTTTGGGCAATAAACAGATATGCCGAAAAATATATAATTGAACAAGAAGCTCCGATTCCACCGCTACCCGGAGGAGATATTTCTAACTTATCTCCAGAAGGTGGATCTATGAATATGCCCAAAATGACGGGAGATACTGAAACTCCTCCTGAAGTTGCAACTGGTTCTGCGGCCGAATTAGATGATACTACTGAAGAAATAGATATCACAGATTTAGTTAATATGACTAAAAGTATTAAAAAACAACTTGATACTCAACCAAAAGCAGAAGTGGACGTAATTGAAAAAATGGATAATGTTTTTAATAAGTTAGGAGAATTAGAAACAAAATTAGGGGAAATGGATAATGTTATAGCAAAAATAGATCAATTAAGTAGTGAAATTGAAAAAACTAGGCCAAAAACGCCAGTAGAAAAACTAGAATTGAGGTCATTAGATTCGTATCCATTTAGTCAAAATCCAAGTGAATTTTTTAATAATAAACAGGAAGAAATGAGAGCTTCTGGTAAAAATGAATATATATTAACTAAAAATGATATTGAAAATTATGGTAAGTATGAAATTATGAAATCTTTTAATCCAAAAGCCTTTGAGAATGATTATAACTTTTAATTGTGATAAATAATTTTGAAAAATTATAAAAAAAGGAGAGCCTGGTTTGGTAATCAGGCTTTTTTTATGTATATTTTGATTGTTAATTAACATTTTTATTAAAATTTTACAATTATGGGTATATTTGAATCAGTACAAGAACAGTACGAAAGAAACAAAAAAGCCGCAAGCGGCAACAAATTTGCATCACAAGATGAGCGCATGAAGAAGTATTTTACAACAGTTTTACCAAAAGGTGTTACAGATCAAACAAGAAGAATTCGTATTTTACCGACTAAAGATGGTTCGTCACCTTTTGTTGAGGTTTATTTCCATGAAATACAAGTAGATGGAAAATGGATGAAACTTTATGATCCAAAACAGGAGGGTAAAAGATCACCATTAAATGAAGTTTATCAAAGTTTATTGGATACAGGTATTGAGTCCGATAAAGAATTAGCAAAAAATTATCGTGCTCGTAAGTATTATATTGTAAAAGTTATAGATAGAGAACATGAGGATGATGGTCCTAAATTCTGGAGATTTAAACATAATTCAAAAAGTGATGGAGTATTAGACAAAATATTTCCCATATTTAAAAGTAGAGGAGATATTACTGATATCATTAATGGTAGAGATTTAACACTTTCGTTAAGTATTATTAAATCGGGTAGTGGTAAAGAGTATACAACGATTAGTTCAATTATTCCTGAAGATCCGAGTCCTTTATCTACTAATGAAGAACGACTAAAAAGTTGGATCGATGATTCGTTAGTATGGTCCGATGTTTATTCAAAAAAGTCAGATGATTATTTAGATATTGTTGCTAATGGAGAAACACCGAAATGGGATCAAAATACTAATAAATGGATATCAAGTTCGCAAATAGAAGCCATGGATGATGTTGCGCAACAATCTGAATATATATCAGAAGACCCACAAGAAGAAGAAGATTCTGATGAGGATCTTCCATTCTAAGATAAAATAAGCCCGTGTCCAAAAGACACGGGCATTTTAAAAATTTTATTATGATAGGTATATCAATTTGTAGATGCATCAAGAAAAGTGATAGGTACTATTGATCTCGATCCTGCCTCTTTTGTGATGTTTTTCAAGAATTTGGAACTTGTTTAATTTTGTGGAATAAAAGATAAAATATATAAAATGGCAATAAAGAAAAATGATTTTTCGGCAGTTTTAAAAAAATATTCATCAACTGCATCATATAAACCTCAAAGATTTTTTGATTTGGGTGATGCATTTTTAGATGCTACGGGACTTCCAGGACCCGCTATGGGACATATAAATATGTTTCTTGGACATTCAGATACAGGAAAAACAACAGCATTAATTAAAACAGCAATAGATTGTTTAAGAAAAGATATTTTACCGGTTTTTATAGTTACAGAACAAAAATGGGATTTTTCTCATGCAAAATTAATGGGATTAGAATATGAGGAAGAAATAGATTCAACAACCGGAAATATAAGTTATTATGGTAATTTTATTTTTAATAATGATTTTAAATGGATTGAACAAGTTACTGATTTTATTAATGAATTATTAGATATACAAATAAAGGGAGAAATAAATAAAGATATATGTTTTTTCTGGGATTCTGTTGGATCAATACCTTGTAAAATGACATATGATGGTAAGGGTGGGAAGCAACATAATGCCGCGGTCTTAGCCGATAAAATAGGAATGGGATTAAATCAAAGAATTACAGGATCTAGAAGATCAGAAGAAAAGTATACTAATACATTGATTATATGTAATCAACCTTGGGTAGAATTACCAGAAAATATATATGGACAGCCAAAAATTAAGGCTAAAGGTGGTGAAGCCATTTGGTTAAATTCAACCTTGGTTTACTTATTTGGTAATGAAAAAAATGCCGGAATTTATAAAGTTCCAATAACTAAGAATGGAAGAACTATAAAAATAGCGACAATTACAAAAGTTAGTGTGCTTAAAAATCATATAAATGGATTAGGATACGCAGATGGTAAAATTATGATTACTGCACATGATTTTATGAAATGTAGAACAGATGCTGATAAAAAATCTTCATTAGATGAATATAAGAAAAAATATGCTCAATATATTAGTGCTGGATTAGGTGTGTCTGTAGATGAAATAGCCGATGCCGAAATTGGCAAAGAAATCCTAGAAGAATTGTAATAATAAAAATTGGGATATAATGACAACTTTGGTTGTTGATGGTGATAATTTGCTCACTATTGGGTTTTATGGTGTAAAAAATTATTTTTATAAAGGTGAGCATATTGGTGGTATATACCATTTTTTAAATGCACTTCGAATATTGTTTGAAAATTATCATCTTGATAAAATTTGTGTATTTTGGGATGGTGAAGACGGATCATTATTAAGAAAAAAAATATATAGTCGTTATAAAGAAAATAGAAAATCGAGATTAAAGACCGAATCAGAAATTAGTTCATATAATTACCAAAGAAATAGAATAAAACAATATCTTGAAGAAGTATATGTCAGGCAAGGAGAATATATGTATTGTGAAACTGATGATTGTATAGCATATTATGTACAAAATTCTCCAAATGAAAAAAAGATTATATTTTCATCAGATGGTGATTTAACGCAACTTGTTTCTAAAGATACACATTTATATAATCCTTCACACAAAAAACTTTATAAGCCAAAAGATGTTTTTTTGTATAATTATGAAGAATTTCTTATTGAAAATATCAAATTAGTTAAAATGTTGTGTGGTGATCATTCAGATGATATAGCAGGAATACGAAATTTAGGTGTTAAAAAACTTAAGGTTCTTTTTCCTGAAATATTAACACAACCACTTACTCTTGATTACATTAAACATAAAGCCAATTTTCTTTTTGAACAAGATAAAGATAATAAACTTATACAAAACTTATTAACAGGAGTAACAAGGTACGGTGTTTTTGGTGAAGAATTTTATGAAATTAATAATAAAATAGTAAATCTAGAAAATCCAATTTTAACTGAAGAGGCTAAGGAAGATATAATTAAATTGATAAATGAAACATTAGATCCTGAAGGAAGATCATATAAAAATACCATGAAAATGATGATAGATGATGGTATATTTAATGTACTTCCGAAATCAGATGATGCTTGGATAAAATTTTTAAATCCATTTCTTAGATTAACTCGAAAAGAAAAAAATAGACGATATATAAACTTTAAAAAATAATAATTATGCAAAATCAAGAAATCACTAAATTCGAATTTATATTAACGTTAGAAAAAAATATTGTTATACAAAGATTTTTTAACGTAATGAATTATAATCCAGAGTCGAAAAATTCTTTAGATTTATATTATTGTGTAACAAATATATGTGATGAAATTTCAAAAGAATTAAAGACAAAGACAATTGAATATATGTGTGAAAATGAGGACTATTACTTTGATTTATTTGACGAAAATGAATCAATTGAAATTAAAGAAGAGTATTTTTTATTACAAATAAAACATAATGAAGAAGTATTTATTTCTAGAATATTTCCAGCACACATATTTCATCCAAAAGTGAGATATGCGGTAGACATTAGACCTAAAGTAAGAAAAATTTTAGCAGAATTGAGTGATGTACTTTCTGCTAAAAATTTAACCAAAACATATCTAGAATATGAACTAGGATAAATTAAAATTGAAGGAATAGGTAGGTATGAGTGATAAAAATTTTGGCCAATTAGGTATTTCATTTCAACAAGGATTACTAAAAACCATTATAGAAGATAAAAAATTTGCAATAACAATTATTGATGTCATAGATAGTAAATATTTTGATGGTCCATATTTTAGGTATCTCATGACAAATATTAAGGAATTATATGATTTATATAAAGTAATTCCAAATTATGATACATTACAGCAAAAAATACTTGTAGAAAATACTGATAGTGTTAATCTTAAAGTTCATCTGGATACATTAAAATCTATTAAAGAGTATTATTTAGAAGATGATAAATATATTAAAGATACATCACTTAAGTTTTGTAGACAACAGGTTGTTAAAAAGGCTCTAAAAGAATCAGAAGAAATTATTCGTAATGGTGCATTTGAAGAATATGATAGGATTGAAAATATCATAACTAAGGCATTACAAACCGGAATATCAACAGAAGATATAGAAGACATTACTGATAATATTTTAGAATCTTTACAAAAAGAGGCTAGAATACCATATCCAACAGGAATTGATGGTCTTGATGCTCTTCTTAAAGGTGGTATTAGTAAAGGTGAATTAGGTATAGTATTGGCACCAACAGGCATTGGAAAAGAGTTACCAATATCTGAGCCGGTACTTACTCCAAAAGGATGGGTAAAAAATGGTGAGCTAAAAATAGGTGATGAAATTATTGGTTCTGATGGAAAAAAACAATATGTTCTTGGTGTTTATCCACAAGGAGTTAAACCAATATATAAAGTTGAATTCACTGATAAAACATTTGTTAATTGCGGGTTAGATCATCTTTGGGTTGTTAGCACATTGAATAGGAGAGTAAATAATACTAATGATAAAAATCCAAATTATAGTTATAAAATAGTTAGCACATCTGATATGATGTCAGATATTAAGAAGGGCAGCCGATATAATTATAAATTACCTATTGTTAAGCCAATACAATTTGAAAATCATATGGTGCTAATTGATCCTTATCTTCTTGGTATAATATTGAGTAATAAGTGTTTATCATATAGTTCAGACATAAATGTATCGATAAAAGATGATGAAATATTTGAAAATATAAAACATTTAGACGAACAAATATCTTTTAATCAACATTATAAAAGTGATGTTCAAATAACACATAAATTATCGTTAAAATCCATAATAGAAAAATTAAAAATATATAATTTATTAGATAAAATATCGAATAATAAATTTATACCAAAAGAATATATATACAATTCAATTGATGTTAGATTATCAGTATTGCAAGGATTAATGGATATTGATGGTCATATAAATAAAAATGGAACTCTTCAAATTTCCACAATATCAAAAGATTTATCTGAAAATATTCGTGAAATAGTTTTATCATTAGGAGGAATAATAAAAATAAATACTAAAACTCAGAAAAACAGAAAATTATCATATATTTTAACATTTTCATTTGATAATAATATAATACCATTTAGATTATTAAATAAAATTAATAGTTATCGAACAAAGGCTAGATATTTTAAGCAAAAATATGTTAAATCAATAAAATACTCACATGATGAAGAGGCACTATGTATAAAAGTTTCAAATGAAGACCAGCTTTATGTTACTAGAGATTATGTTTTAACTCATAATACAACAATACTAACAAAATTTGCTAATTCGGCATATAATTATGGTGCTACAGTTTTACATGTAGTGTTTGAAGACAATATAAAAGAAATTCGCAAAAAACATTATACGATATGGACGGAAATTTCAAGTGATGATCAATTGTCTAAACAAGATGATGTTATATCATTAGTAGAAAAAATTACAAAAGATCGTAAAAATCGTCTTTTAATATTAAAATTACCACCTTTTGGAGTTTCAATTTCAGATATAAGAAATAGGTTAAGAAAACTAGAATCACAAAATGTAAAAATTGATATGTTGGTATTAGATTACGTTGATTGTATTTCTATGGAAAGAACAATTGAAGGTGAAGAATGGAAAGGTGAGGGCACAATTATGAGAAGTCTGGAAGGTATGGGTGATGAATTTAATATAGCAGTATGGACAGCTACTCAAGGTAATCGTGAGAGTATAAATTCTGATATAGTAACAACGGATCAAATGGGTGGATCAATTAAAAAGGCACAAGTGGGGCATGTTGTTATTTCAATTGCAAAAAGTTTATCTCAAAAAGAAAATAATTTGGCAAATATTACATTACTTAAGAGCCGTATTGGAAAAGATGGAGTAGTATTTCAGAATTGTATATTTGATAATGAATATCTTAAATTTGATACAGAATCACAAAATACGTTATTAGGGCATGAAGAAGAAAGATCTTTATATAGAAAACAACATGCAGCTGATGTTTATAGAGAAAGATTAGAAAGAGAAAGTAAGATAAGAAATGAAATTAAATCTAAAAAAGAAGAACATAAAGACACACAATTAGAAATAGAAGCTGCTATATGCAAGACAATAACAGAAAAAGAAGAAACATTAAATCAACTTCAAAATTTAGAGCAAACTAATCAAAGCATTTCAAATATTAATTTAGAAACTATAGATATAAAAAACGATAATATCATTTTAACATCTAAAAACGCAACTAGCATTAATAGGGCTTCAGAAGTATATAAAATGAGAAAACAAAAAGTTCAAGCATCTAAAAATGCATAATATTATTAAAACAAATAATATATGGAAACAGAAAATTACACAAAATATACTAAAGAAGATGTATATAAATCAACATTAACTTATTTTAATAATGATAAATTAGCAACTGATGTATGGATTAAAAAATATTGTTTAAAGGATAATCAAGATTATTATGAATTAACGCCAGATGATATGCATCGTAGAATAGCTAAAGAACTAGCTAGAATTGAATCAAATTATCCAAATCCTTTAACGGAAGAAGAAATATATGAAACATTAAAAGGATTTAATAGGATTGTACCACAAGGATCTCCAATGTCAGGCATTGGTAATGAATTTCAAGTTGTATCACTCAGTAATTGCTTTGTAATCGGAAATGAAGGCGACTCTGACAGTTATGGCGGAATTTTAAAACTTGATCAAGAAATTGCCCAACTGGAAAAACGTAGGGGTGGAGTGGGTGTTGATTTATCATTTATTCGCCCAGCAGGTAGCCCTGTAAAAAATAGTGCAATAACATCAACGGGAGTTGTTCCATTTATGGAAAGATTTTCGTCAACTACGAAAGAAGTTGCTCAAGATGGAAGACGAGGAGCATTAATGGAAAGTATATCAATACGACATCCAGATTCTGAAAGTTTTATTGATGCGAAATTATCACAAGGAAAAGTAACAGGTGCAAATATTTCTGTTAAACTCCATGACGATTTTATGGAATCGGCAATGAATGGAAAAATGTACAAACAACAATTTCCAATAAAAGGTGAAGCAAAATATACAAAAGAAGTTGATGCACAAAAACTTTGGAAAAAAATTATTCACAACGCATGGAAGTCAGCAGAACCAGGAATATTGTTTTGGGATCATATAATTCGTGAAAGTGTACCTGATTGTTATGATGATTTGGGTTTCGAGACAATATCAACCAACCCGTGCGGTGAAATCCCTCTTTGTGCCGATGATAGCTGTAGATTGCTTGCACTTAATCTATATGGATATGTAGTAAATCCGTTTTATAAAAACAATTCATTTGTCGAAGACGCATATTTTGATTGGGATTTATTTAAAAGTGATGTTATGAAAGCTCAAAGATATATGGATGATATCATAGATCTTGAGCTTGAAAAAATTGATGCAATATTGGAAAAAATAGATTCTGACCCTGAAGATGATTTTCTTAAAATATGTGAGCGTCGCCTATGGGAAAGAATTAAAGAAAAAACACGAATGGGACGAAGAACGGGACTGGGTGTTACTGGTGAAGGTGATATGTTGGCTGCGTTAAACTTAATTTATGGTACTGAAGAAGCAACAAAGTTTAGTGAAATGGTTCATGAAACACTAAAAATGTGTGCCTATGAATCTTCAACGATAATGGCAAAAGAACGCGGTTCTTTCCCAATATATGATTGGAAACGTGAAGAAAATAATCCATTCATTTTAAGAATTAAAGAAAAGAACTCGACTTTATACGAAGCAATGAAAAGAAATGGCCGTAGAAATATTGCTCTTCTTACCATTGCGCCAACGGGCAGTGTTTCTATTATGACTCAGACAACATCAGGTATTGAGCCAGCATTTGAAGTTTTCTACAAACGTAGGCGTAAAATTAATCCACAAGAAAAGGATGTTCGTATTGATTTCGTTGACGATGAGGGTCTGGCATGGACTGAATATCTAGTTTTTCATCACAAGTTTGAAAATTGGCTCGAAATAAATGGATATGATATAGAACATATCAAAACGATGTCAGATGAAGAATTAAATAAAATTATTATGACATCACCATATTATAAAGCAACCGCTAATGATGTGGATTGGGTTAAGAAAGTTGAAATGCAGGGTCGCATACAGAAACATGTTGATCATTCGATTTCGGTGACCGTTAATCTTCCAACTGATATTACAGAAGAATTGGTTGCAAAAGTTTATGAAACAGCGTGGGAAAGTGGATGCAAAGGATGTACAGTATATCGAGACGGTTCACGAAGCGGTGTTTTAATAACAGCAGAAAAGAAAGATAATACGCAAGGTGAAATACATGTGCCAAAACGACCTAAAAGATTGAAAGCTGATGTGCATCGTTTTCAGAATAATCTTGAAAAGTGGATTGCCGTTGTGGGTTTACGAGACAATAGACCTTATGAAATTTTTACAGGTAAACTTGAAAATGGGCTTGCATATTTACCAAGTTCAATTAAAGAATGTGATGTCGTTAAAAACACTTTTGAAATAGAAGAATATGATAGTAATAATAAACTTATAAAAGTCCGAAAAAAACGATATGATATTGAATATGTGGATAGTAATGGTGATAGACAAGTTCATACTGGTTTAAATCAGGCATTTAATCCTGAATTTTGGAATTATGCTAAACTTGTGTCGGGTGTTTTAAGACAACGCATGCCGTTGACTTATGTGTATCATTTAGTTAATTCATTAAGTTTTAGAGAAGATCATATAAATACATGGAAAAATGGTGTTGCTCGTGTTATTAAAAAATACATTAAGGACGGTGAAAAAGGTAAAGGTACATGTCCTGAATGTGGTGGTGAACATTTAGAATTTAAAGAGGGGTGCTTAACTTGCATGTCTTGTGGTAATTCTAAATGCGGTTAAATGTTGATAAATATTTTGTTTTTTAATTTTTTTTTAGTATATTATATTAATTAAATTATAATAAAATGGCAATTCATATTTTAATTTTTTTATTACTATACTGTATTGGCGTATATATTTATACAATTATAGTTAAAAATAGTGCAATATATAAATTTAGTCCATTTACAAATGTAAAAGAAATAGCTAAAGATGGGGCTATTAGATTGGCTATTGGATTAATTATAGTGGTGGTAATATATTTTATAATTACAGGCATAATAACATTAATCTAAAACATTTGTTTAAAAACATTCCTCTTGTTCATTTTGCTGAACATACCTTCTTCGCTCCTCCCTTTCCTCCTCGTATCGTTCTAATTCCTCCCATTCTTGTCTTCTACGCTCTTCCCGATCGGCTTGGCGATAACCGTCAAGATATGCTTGGTCAACATCTTCATCAGAATACCAGTCGCGAGAATAATCGCGTCTTCTTCCACGTTTCCTGTCGTTATAACCGTCATTCCACGCTTCTTCTTCTTGCCAAGTAAAATATTTCATGATTTCTAAGTGTGAACTACCTATTTATAATTTGTCAATTTTTACAGTGCAAATATACATATAATTATTTACAAAAACAAGAACATTTTTGTAAAACGAAATATTTTTTGTAGATTTTTATGAACGGTTTTACGGCACTTCATTTATAAAATTGAATCACAATAAGTAATTATTGCGATTTTTTTATTCTATAATATTTATACAATATATCTATTATATAAGAAATGAGTATAACATATGGTATAGATTATCCATTTAGGGATAGTGCAATTGGAAATTATTTAAGAATGACTGCAACACCCGAAAGAGAAGTAAGAGCTGATCTTATACATTTATTATTATGTAGAAAGGGTAGTAGATATTTTTTACCAGATTTTGGAACTAGATTATATGAATATATTTTTGAAATGAATGATGCAGTTTCACATAATCATATAGAAGATGAAATACGAGAAGGCGTAAGAAAATATATTCCAAATTTGGATATAAATTCTATAGAAATAATGTCGGCAGAAAACGATCCTGAAACTCCTCCAACACCTAGTGAAGAAGAAGATTCAAGATTATTTAGAATTGGTGATGGAACAACAAAACCATATACAGCACGAGTTAAATTAAGCTATACAGTTAATAATGGAACATTTTCAACTTCAGATTTTGTAATTATAAACATATAATGGAAAAAAATAAAATATATGTCAAAAAAAATTTCATATGCAGTAAGAGATTTTGCTAGTTTAAGAGAAGAACTGGTAAAATTAACTAAACAATATTATCCAGATTTAATATCTAATTTTAATGACGCATCAATTTATTCGGTTTTACTGGATATAAATGCTGCTATTGCCGATAATTTACATTTTCATATTGATAGAGTATGGCAAGAAACAATGTTAGATTTTGCTCAACAGAGACAGTCTTTATTTCATATTGCAAAAACATATGGACTTAGATTACCAGGATATAGGCCATCTGTTGCTTTATGCGATTTTAGTATAAATGTTCCTGTCAGGGGAGATAAAGATGATGAGAGATATGAAGGTATATTAAGAGCGGGTTCTCAAGTATCGGGCGGCGGACAAATTTTTGAAACTGTAGAAGATATTGATTTTTCTAGTCCATTTAATAGTAGAGGAGATTCAAATAGATTAAAAATACCAAATTTTGATGCAAATAATAAATTAATATCATATACTATAACGAAAAGAGAACCCGTAGTTAGTGGAGTATCAAGAATATATAGAAAAGTTATTAATGAATTAGATCAAAAACCGTTTTTGAAAATTTATTTACCTGAAAGAAATGTCTTAGGAGTAACGTCAGTTATACATAAAGAAGGAACTAGTTATGGTTCAAATCCAACATCTGATGAATTTAGATCTACGATTAATAAATGGTATGAAGTAAAAACATTAATGGATGATAAAGTTTTTATTGAGGATCCAACAGCCGCATCAGATAGTCATAATTTTAAAGCAGGAAATTGGGTGAGTGTAACTAAAAAATTTGTAACTGAATATACACCAGAAGGCTATTTTTCATTAACATTTGGTTCAGGTAATATAAATCTGATGGAAAATATTGATAATTACATGAATGGTAATATGCAAGTTAATTTGACATCGTATTTGAATAATATAGCTTTAGGTGAAATTCTTAAAACAAATACCACATTATTTATTAAATATCGTATTGGTGGCGGCAAAGATTCAAATATTGGTATAAATGTTATATCAACAATGGATGCTTACGAATATGTTGTAAATGGACCCAATTCAAGTATAAATTCTCAAGTATCACAATCAATACGAGTAACAAATGTAACTCCAGCTGTTGGCGGTGCAGATATACCTACGATTGAAGAAATTAGAAATATGATAGCATATAATTTTTCGGCCCAAAACAGAGCTGTAACACTTAATGATTATAAATCTATAATTGAAACTATGCCGGCAGCATATGGCGCGCCAGCGAAAGTTAATGTAATGGAAGAAGATAATAAAGTTAAAATTAAACTTTTATCTTATGATGAAAATGGTGCATTAATAGATACTGTTTCGAATACATTAAAAAATAATGTTTTGAATTATCTTTCCAATTATAGAATGTTAAATGATTATATAGATATTCAAAGTGGGGAAGTTATCGATTTAGGTTTGGAAGTTGATTTAGTAATTAATAAGAACGATAATCAAGTTGATGTAGTTAGATCTGTTATTCAAAAAATTATAGATTTTTTCGCTATTAGTAAAAGAAAAATGGGAGAACCATTATTGGTTGGTGATTTGAGTAGAGAGATAGGTAATGTTATTGGTGTTATTAATGTAGTCGATATTCGAGTTTTTAATAAAATAGGCGGTAGTTACTCATCTTCGGAAGTCGCACAGTCATATGTGGATGATTTTACAAAAGAAATCAGACAATCTGATAATACAATTTATATGAAGTCAAATCAGATTTTTCAAATAAGATTTCCAAATTCGGATATAAAAATTCGCACAAAAAATCTTACTTCAGCTACATATTAACATTCTTTTTACTTATCTTAATAAGTATATAGATATAAAACCGTAAATGGGGTTATGAGAGATAAATTAAGCTTAGATAATGCAGAAGCATAGGATTTATACAAATATTGGGCGAGATCAAAAAATTAATGTTGAAATACAACAGAGCTGGGATTTAATGGAAATCCTTTCATTAAAATTTACTCAAAAGGATATATTTTCATCTGGAAGGTGTTCTGAATATGGCGTGGTGGTTGGGCGTATATCTGCTAATGAAGGATATGGTATTCCCAATGCTCGTGTTTCAATTTTTATTCCCGAAGATGATCTTGATGAAGATGATCCGGTCATTCATGCATTATATCCATATAAAACTGTTACAGATAGAAATGAAGATAACTATAGATATAACCTTTTACCTAGTAGACAACAGCATGGTGGACATAATCCAACAGGAACATTTTTTGACCAGAAAGATATTTTAACAAGAGAGGAAGTTCTTGAAGTTTTTGAAAAATATTATACATATACTGTTAAAACTAACAATGCTGGCGATTTTATGATATGGGGTGTACCAATTGGTCAACAAACCATACATATCGATATTGATTTGTCTGATATAGGATGTTATTCGTTAAGACCAAACGATTTTCTTAATAAAGGATATGGTGTTGATCAATTTGAATCATTTTTTAAATTTAAGTCAAGTAGTGACATTGATTCATTGCCACAAATAGTATCATTTGATAAAACAATAGAAGTATTTCCATTTTGGGGAAACGAAGAACTTTGTGAAATTGGAATTACAAGAACAGATTTTGATTTATCTGAAAGAAATATTAAAATTGAACCGGTTGCTATTATTCTATTATCTTCTATAACAGATGATAATAGTCATTCTATTAAAAAGAATGGCGTAATTAGAAGAAATAGTGGATATAAATGTAATTTACAAACATCTGAAGGGAAAATTGAATGTGTTCGATTTACAGGAAAATCAGTTTTAGGTTCTGATGGCGTTACAGAATACCCCGAATTAGAATATTATAATCCAAATGAAACTATTAATGAAGATGGAGTGGCGATGATTGCTTTTCCTATGAATATAGATTATATTTTTACAAATGAACTAGGAGAACAAGAAGTAACTAATGAACATAATAAAGGAATACCAACTAGTGCAATTGCTAGATTTAGGTTTAGTTTAGAGTTCCAGTCAAATAAAATTGCCACCGCAAAATATCTTGTACCTAATCTTAGAGAATTTAATCCGAATATATATGGATCATATGGTGGTGCATCAGATCAACCATTACGTTACGGACTTGAATATAGTGAAGGAATGCTCACTACATATCAATTTTCGGATGTTTTTGAAGATTATATTAGAATAACGCCACCTAGTGATCAAGTTGAATTTAGTTCATTATATTATGGCGAAGACGCAAAAGAATATAAAAAGAATTTAATATTAAATGGCGTATCACCTCAAGATTATTTTTATAGATTCGTTTATGGTAAAGTTTATACTGTATCGTCATTTCAAGGAACCCATGTTGAATCACCATCTAGTAAATTAATAGGTGTTATTGGAAATATACTTACTGGAGGACCGTTGGGTGGGGCAATTGCAAGAAAATTGTCCCAAGTTAGAGATTCATTTTTAGGTATTAAAGAAATTAGACCAAATATTGAATCAGATTGTGCATCAAGTACTAATTATTTTCCAACGAATTTTGCTTTTAAAAATAGAGTTAAATTTAATATTATATTATCACATGTGTTATTATTTCTTCAATATATTTTTACTGTTGTATTAATAAGAGGTGTTGAAATAATTGGCCATATAATATTTGAAATTGGACGTGATTTACAAGGTATTAAAATATTACGAAGAATTGGACAAAAATTTGAAGATTTTACATATAGATTGCAAGAGAGATTTGTTAAAGAACTTCCATTAACAATATATCCTGATTGTGATGAATGTACATCAGATGATGAATCATATACAACTGCAGGAATAAATATTGATGACTATTGTAGATGTTGTGAAATTGCGTTACATATTGGTGTAATAGATCCATATGGTATTGGACCCATGTATGTACGTCTTTGGATTGACGATAGTGAATCTGGCGGTGGCGGTCTTTTTTCTGGTAATTATACATATTCAACGGCACCGGGATCATCATTATTAAATTTTATGTATCCTGGTGAATCAGCAAGAGAAAGTGATGATAATTGTGAAGATGTGCCACCAATTTCGTATAATACACTTGATACCTTACATCTACCTACTAATATATTACCTAATGGTACGCCAAGATTTGTTGCTGAGGTATTTTTTTCTGGTACTACGCAAGGTTTTGATTCTTTCACACAATTTATACAAGATGTGCCGGATTATAGTTTTTATTTTCAACGCAATGGCACAAGATATGAAATGTTTATCAGTTTTAATTTATGGTTAGAATTAACTGGCGTAAATTTAAGAGTTCCTGAAGAATTATCATTAATATATGATGAAGCAAATCCAAATAAAATGGTTGTTATGAGGTTATATGATACATATATTAATGACGAATCGGATTCAACAAGTGAACTTCCTGTAATTGAAACAGGATGTGAAAAATATGATAAATTATATAATGAGAGTATAACAAGATCTTATATTTGGTCAAGAACACCATCATTTGATTATAATAGAAGAACACCACTTGATCCGCAGATAGGTGAATATATAGATGATCCAAATTTTGCTGAACTCGAAATAAATGAAAGAAGAGCAACACATCCATATTTAATGTGTTCAACTATTGGTAGCGGATCAACTAAGAGAATGCCACGTGAAGTGGATTTTTACCGCAGGGGATTATTTAGACGTGGAATTGGTTTAAAACGTTATGATAGGAAAACAAAATCGGGATTATCTGAATTTCGTGATGGGTTATTTACAATTATACCAGTTATAAATGGTAAATCATATAGTTTAAAAGCATTACAAGAATGGTATAGAAGAAAACGAATTGGAATTTCATTTTGCGGTGGCATTGTAAATTATTCATTTATTGATAACTGGTTGCACGGTATATTATATTTCTTTAAATTTGATAAAAGAATTAGATGGGATACAGAAGATAATTATGATTTAAATCAAAGAGGATCTAAATTTCCAAAAGAACTTATATTTTTTAATATTTTAGATAAGAATTTTTATTATAGATGTACACCTGTTCATTATTTGAACTATCAATATACAGGTCAATCTTATAATGGTAATATTGAAATTCTTCATCCAACAACATTTTATGATTTAGGTATAAGAGATGAATTCTTAGGTGATATATGTACTGATTTAAGAACAGACCCATCATGTTCAGTTGTAAGAGATATTACTAATACATCTTATCAAGATCCTGCCAATATTGTAGAATATGCAATAAATTATCGACTTGACACAACAAACTCCAAATTTCAAGTTGATGATTTCTTTAGCAAATCTCTTCTTGGAACAAACACAAAAGTATTTGATGGGGATATAACTCAATTAATATCAATTAATTGTGAAGTTGGTATTGAAGCATTTGACATAGATGGTCCTCATTATTATATGTATAATGGTGAATTAATGGATCCTGAAGATGAATATTTTGATGATTATTTTAAATTTGCGAATTTATATGGTCCAACGCCGATTGATTTAAAACTAGATAATAATGGAGCATATATGAGATTATGCTTAAATTATAGATTAGGTGATTATACGCAAGAAGTTCCTTTTTATTTATGGGAGAAAGAAGGATTTGGATTTGGTAGATTTGGATCGCGTTCAGATGATCAAGGATGGGATAAAACCAAAATTGTATCAATGCCGCTACAAAGAATATTTTCTGTTAGTGGAGTAACTGAGACAAAAATATTTGATCCTGTCTATAATAGAATGGGTAGAACAAATTATTTGATGGCGGATGGTGAAGAAGAATATATTTTAAAGCCAATGACAATGAGTCATCGTACTTTTAGTTTTAACGGAGATACAGAAGATTCACTTGAAAGATTTGATGTTATTACAATTGAACCATATGCACCAGATGATTATCCAAATGCCACAAGATTTGTTGAAGGTGATTTATGGTTACAGGTAATTCCGGATTCACGTGGAACTGACGATGAGAGAGTATATTTTAAAGATCCGTGGATGGGATATATATTTGTTGTTGTTAATAAGGTCTGGGTACGACAACCAGATTTATATGTAAGTTCTACAATGCCAGAAGATGAACGATTGGCTCTTGATTATAATGTTAGAGAAGCATTTGTTCCACAGACATTGAATAATTATTGGGGCGAATTAGGAAATGCTAAACAAGTTTTATCTACACCATTTTTATTTTATTTTGGATTAAAGCCGGGAAGAACGTCATTGGATTTATTAATAAAATATTATGGACCGAAAGATATATTTAATCTTGGTGAAGATGAAGAATGCGCGGTTTCAGATATAAGAATACCATCAGTAACAGTATTTCCAACGGTTACGCCAACAATTCTAGTTACGCCAACAGTAACAGCACCAGGACCGGTTACACCAACGCCAGAGAATCTTTATTTTTATCGATTACGTAAATGTATTGAAGGTTTTTCGCAGACATCTCGAAATTATTATGGTAAAAGTGCAACAGGTAGGCATTTATATCGAGGAGATGGTGTTTGGGCCGGTGAAGAATGTGATATTAATGTTGCATATGAAGTTTTAGATGAAACTTTAAATGAAAGTGAATTAATTAACGCTGGATGTACAAATGTTGGTAGTGTTATATATTCTATATATGGCGGTTGTCGAGATTGTGATGGCCTTCCAATAGAGCCACCATTACCATTACCAGTATGGACTAGAGTTTATCTTGTTAGAAATGATAGTGATTTAGCTAATCCCGCAACTAGTACATGTGGTAAACATGTTAATATGGCTGAACGTCGTGAAGTTGGATATATAGAAACAGATGAAGTGATTCCATTTCCTGAACAAAATGGCTTGGGTCAATATATCGTATATAAAGATCAAAGTTGGCAACAACATTTTACGCCAGCCGGACTTCAATGGGGAATTCAATTTGATAATTCATCACCAATAGTTTCTCATACAGTATATATAGGAATGTATCAACCAGGACAAATAACTGACTGGTCTACATGTGTTACTGTCGATGATGGGTATATATTACAATCACAAACATATACTAACAGTTCAAGTTCATGGGGTGGTGTAGATATTACTATTTATTTTAATTCTGATCATCCAAGAATTTCATTCTTATATAATAATATAACATCACAAAATACCATTAACTATATGCTTAAAGCCGGTTATGAGGAAAATTTACAAAGCAATTATAGTTTGGATCGTTTGGTAATATTAGGTAATCAGTTTATATGGCAAGGAGCGGGTGACTCATCAGTAATAACACATGGAGTTTTTGTAGGACATGAAAATAATGCAATTATTAAATATAACTATTTACATCATGTTCCAATGGGCATTATTAGAAAATCTTTTACTAATATGCTCGATACAGAAGGTGTAATTAGTTATAATATATTGAATAGTTTTACTGTCGGTGGTAATGTAAAAGGTGTAAGCGGTACTCGTTGGTATAATAATACATTTTATCAGGATAGACTTGCTGGAACTGGGGCTGGCCGAACATGGAGACCGGTTCTTTATATTTACGATAATAGAGATCGCGAAAGCCAAGGAATAATATCAGTAGCTCGCCGCACAAAAGTGAAAAATAATATATTTTATAATAGATATAGAGAAGTTCCTATGATAGGTTTTGATCAAGCTGACAATTTAACAGATTTTGAATGTGATTATAACATATATTGGTGCGAAGATGGTGATCACACACCAATATTTAGGGTGGGTTCTACAACATATACATGGGATCGATGGAGGAATGAACTTGGATATGATCAAAATTCTGTAGTTATGAATCCAACATTTAATCATATGAATAATATGACAGGATTTGTTCCGGGTTCAAAAGCAATAATTCAAAGAGGCGTTAATTTAGGAGCAGAATTTAGAGAAGGATTACAAACCACGGCAACTTGGGTTGTTGGAAGCAGGCCTGCCTTAAGAAATCAAAGTGGCACTTGGCAAATAGGAGCAAGAATATTTGAATAATATATAAAAGATATTTTATAAGTGAAAAAGAAACAAATTATATTACCAAAGCTGAGATATGAAGGAGCGCCTGAACTTGATAGTCAAATACGTATTGGATTTGATGAAGATAAATCTTTACTAAGAATCGATGATCGTAATATTGTTATAGATTTAACAGAACAGTTTGCTACCGAAAGATCTGAATCATTAAGATATAAATTATATGGAAAATTAAAAATGGTTTTCAGAAATATATATGCCGGAGCATCGCCATATAGATATTTGAGAAATAGATTAGCATTGGTTAGTGATGGTTCAGATTACAATTTTTGTGGATTTTTACCTTATAATGAGTTTGCTTTTATAAGAGATGATATATTTTATGAGACAACTGAAGAACAATCGGTTAATGAGTTAAGTGGATTTACAAATTTTAATTTTGTTATTAGTGGTTCGACAGAACATCAAACAATTACTGCGCTTATCGCTCCACAATTTAATTGGAATATTTATCTTTCATATATTTCTGGTCGTGATCTTAATTTTCCGATGAAATATACATTAAGTGGAGATACTGTACCTGTTTTATCTTTTTTAAGTCGTGATGGGATTCCTTTTAGAGTAACAGAAGATGAATATAAGTATATTCTTACAAGTCCAGTAAAACATGGAATGAATCAAGGTGAATATATTTGTATAAATAATAATTATTATTATATTAATTCTGTAGGTAATGAGATTTATAGATCTGAAGAATATGTTGTTAATATTTTAAAGTCACAAGTAAATAATACTATAGATACATTAGTTACAGGTAAAAGATGTACGGATATAAAAGATATTGAAAACACAACTTCAGAATATTATGTACATAAACACAAAATAGTAACATCAGTTAATGATTATATTCTTGATAAAGTTGGATTTGAGTCTCCAATATGGGAAGATGAACAAAAAATATTATATGAAAACGCAGCTGGAGAAAATGATGTTCTTGTTGTAAGAAATAGAATGGAATCGGTTTTATTTGATTTTAAAGAACCATTTATATTAAGCGGAATAACTAATAACTTAGGATATACACCAACAGAATTATATATTTCTATTATTTTTAGGAATGGTAATGGATATTTTAATTATCCACCGAAAGTTGGATATTCTTTCCATATGCATAATACTTGGATTGATGAACATTTTGATGATAGTAATAATGTATTCGAAACGGGATTAACATATACAACATTTAATAGAGATGGAATTTCTTTCAATAGTGGAAATATAATACCAGAAGGTACAGAATTATATGGTGCATTTGTTGAATATAATCATAAAGAACTTAAAGAAAGAATAATTTCTGAAGCTTTTCATAAAATTGTTGCTAATATTGAAGTATTTAACCATGCACAAACTTCAAGTGAATTTTATGAAGGATCATCGCCAACAAATCCATTTGGTATTTTTTATCAACCACATTATAGATTTAAAATACGAGAATTGTCACCATATATAGAAACAACAGATATTAATACTCCAGTTGAAAATTTACCTGAAAATGCTGAATATTTTTCAAAAGAAAAAATATGGAGATGGAGAGATTTATATGATCATGGATATATTGATCCTGATGGTTATGGAACAGATTATCCATATTTAAATAACACGCATTATATACATAAAAATATTAATTTTTATTTAAGAAATGAAAAAACATATATTAATAAAAAAGATGAAATTGTTAATTTCTATAAAGCTAAAGAATTAGACGCGTGCGATACTCATACATTATCATATATGAAAGGGGCATTACCGCCACCACCTATTGAACCACCTGATGTAACTTTTCCGCCAGATATCACTTTTCCACCAGATATTACTACGCCTGTTGTTACTCCAACGCCAATTGTTATTGAGGATGCAGACATTTACTTATCACCAGATGGTGATGATAATAATGGAGATGGCTCTATAGAGAGACCATGGTTTACATTAAATCGTGCATGGCAAAGTGTCAGGGCAGGTAATTTAATATACATGAGAGGTGGGACATATCAATATAGAGAAAGACAATGGTTAGATGGAAAAAGTGGTTCAGACGGTAATAGAATAAGAATTTACGCATATCCTGGAGAAATACCTGTTATAACAAGAGGACCTAATCATATAAATCCAAATAGTTGGCCGTTTACTGCGGTTTTTTTGAGTGGTAATTATATTGATGTTAAAGGTTTAGAAATATCATATTATACACAGTTATCATCAGAGGTATGGGAAGCGTTTAGAGCATATTATTGTAATCATTGTACTTTTGAGTTATTAAATATTCACCATAATGGGGGTGGTATGAAAATAACTAATTGTGATGATTGCCTTGTTTTGAATTCTGATTTTCATCACAATGCAGATCCATTAACATCAAACGATCCATATGGAAATGCTGATGGATTTAGTATTAATGGAGATTCTACTACCAGACATAATACTGTAAGAGGTTGTAGATTTTGGAAGAATAGTGATGATGGAATAGATCTTTGGGAAGAAGAGGGGTCTGTTACTGTTGAAAATTGTTGGTCATTTTGGAATGGATATAAGCCAGATAATTTTGAACCCGCAGGAGATGGTAATGGATTTAAACTAGGAAGAACGATGCAATCAACTACGGATGTTCGTAGATATTTTTATAATAATATAGCATTTGAAAATAGAAGATGGGGATTTATAGATGATGGAATACGTTGTAATGCGGTTCTATATAATAATTGCTCATATAAAAATGGTGGAAATGATCCAACATGGGAGGGTGGATTTCATTTTAATATGGATCCAAATATGAGATATTATATAAAAAATAATATAGCATTTGATAATTCTTCAACTAATGCTGAACTTGGTAATACAACAAATGTTGATCATAATACTTGGGATTCACCAGTAATAGTTGGAAATCTAGAATTTATTAGCGTTAATTCAGCTGGAATTGATGGGGCAAGAGATAGTAATGGTAATCTTCCTGTATTAAATTTCTTAAAGTTGCGTCCAACAAGTAATTTAATTGGTGCGGGAATACGAACGGGATTACCAACAGATGCTCTTGGTGTACCATGGAATGATCCACCATCAATGGGACCGTATGAATATGTTGAAATACTAAGCCCAAGTCCTTCACCAACGCCATCGAGAACGCCGTCTCCAAGAGCATCTACAGCAGAATATTATTATGTCGATCCTAATGGAAATGATGTTACAGGAACAGGAACAATTAATAATCCGTGGAGAACATTACATTATGCCACTACTCAAGTAACACAAGGTGGTACAACAATTTATTTGAATCCGGGGAATTACATAGAAACTGGACAAATGTTATTGACACATAGTGTAAGTATTATGGGTGCGGGTAAAAATTTAGTTACATTAAAATTAACATATGATTCTGATTATCCATGTATTAAATTAGAATCTAGCGACCCATGTAGATCAGTATATGGGAATCAATCAATATCAGGTATACGATTTGATGGAGATAGAACTGGATTAATTGCTATTGGAGTTAGTTTTAGATGTAATGTTCATATATATGATTGTGAATTTATTAACTTTAATCAAGGCGCTGCATATTTTAGTGGTCAGTTAAGTGATTCATTTACATTAGATAATCCTTATGTTGTTAGTCAAGAAAGTGTTCATTCATTAATGCCAGATAATAATGGATGGTGTACAGGTAATAAATTTTATAATAATCTTGTACTTAATTGTTCAGCGTCATATCCTGGAGGATCATATGGATCTGTTTATTGGGGAACTCAAGATGGATTTGAAATATATAATAATAATATTGATTGTAAGGAACGTCATGGTGTTGGATTAAAATATTGGGATCTTGGATATAATAAAAATTCAAAAATTCATCATAATGATATTGAAACAGATACGTATCCTTTTGATTGTGCTATAGAATCTTGGTTTAGTTTAGGTGGTGATGAAATTTATAATAATAGAATAAAGGGTGATATTGATATTAATAATGCTGTTGATTATTATTCAGTAGGATATTCGATAAGAATATATAATAATAATATAGGTAGGAATACAACTCCAATGACATTGGAGAGAGGTATTTTATTAGAAGGAACTTGTGAATATCTTCAAATATATAAAAATAATATACATCATGTAGCAAAAGCCATATATTTTTTACGAAACAATACTGGTGGAATAGATAGATTATATAATATTAATATTAACACTAATTTAATGAGTAATTTAGGCCAATCTGGCACTGATTTACAAACATGGGGTATTGAATGTTCTGATATAATGTCTAATGAAGGAACATTGGAAAATGTAAAAATACAAAATAATATTATTCATAGTTTAGGAACAACCATACCAAATACAAATTTACGATCAGCATATGGAATTGTTATTCCAAAAGTCAATCGTATGATTCACTTTTATATAGATAATAATATTATTCTTAATTTTTATCGTGGAGCAATTCTTGGCGAAGATAGTCGACAATTAGCTGATGTAATTTTTATCAGAAATAATATAATGTTTGGTAATGGTAATAATAATGATCCAGTTTTTAATATAAATTTTGTAAATTCATTATCAAACTATACATATGCTAGAACAATTAAGAGTAATCCATTATTTGCTTCAATGGGAACTGATTATCATTTGTTAGCAGGATCACCGGCTATATATCAGGGAGTGTATGTTGGATTATTAAATGATTATGATGGTAGAGCATGGAGAAACCCCCCAAGTATTGGTATATATGAATATACTACTGTTGCTAGCCCAACTCCAACACCAAGTAGAAGTTTATCTAGAACGCCAACAATATCACTTTCTATTTCGACATATCCACGTCCTCCTGAAGAAACCGTTGTTCCTAATGCATATTATGTTGCAACAAATGGTAATGATTCGAATCCCGGTACTTTTAGTCAACCATGGGCAACATGGCAACATGCTTTAGATGTTGCGACTGCTGGCGATACAGTATATATAATGGGTGGTGTTTATTATCCTGCTAATAGATTAATAAGTGGTGCATATAATGGTGCGGTGAGATTAAATAGAAGCGGAACAGCATCGAATTATATAAAAATATGGGCATATCCGGGTCAAACGCCAATACTTGATGGTAGAGATGTTGTTGGAAATGCAAGGCATTATGGATTGAATTTTGAAGATTGTTCATATTATCATTTAAAAGGATTAACAATACGAAACTTTACAGAATATGGCAAAGTAAGAAATTGCCCTATTGCTGTTGGTGTTAGATTGTTTAGATCAAGTCATTTTATAATAGAACGAATGGTTGTTCATGATTGTGGGGATGGTTTTTCTTCTAGTGGACTTAGTGATTATAATCATTATATTGATTGCGACGCATATAATTGTTATGATTATACTGATGCTGGAGGATATGCAAATGGATTCACATTAACATCTTATCAAGCAGGTGCGCCTTGTCATTTAACATTAACTAGATGTCGAGCATGGGGAAATAGTGATGATGGATTTGATTTCTTTGCATCAGATGGCTCTTATAGAGGAGGATATATCACACTTGATACTTGTTGGGCATTTAAAAATGGATGGGGCCCTGGCGGTAATGGAAATGGATCAGGAATTAAACTTGGAAAAGTGTTTGGTAGAGAATCTGGTATCCAAAGAACTGTCATAAATTGTTTATGTTTTGAAAATAGATTAATTGGATTTGATGAATCTATGGATGACGGTGCATTTGTTGATGTAAATATGTATAACAATACATCATACGGAAATGGTTCACAAGGATTTTTATTTAATTTTACTTATAGAAGTGGAACAGTAACATTCCGCAATAATGTTTCTTATAATAATGCTAGACCAGATGCGTTTCGTTCAAGCGGCATAGTTCACGATCATAATTCATGGGATATTCCACTTAGTTTATCGAATTCAGATTTCAAATCTCTTTCTTCAGTTGGTATGGATGCACCTAGGGTAAATGGGGCATTACCGGTTCTAGATTTTTTAAAACCCTCATCATCATCAAAACTTTTACGTGCAGGTGTAAATGTTGGTTTAACGTATGATGGAGCAGGAAATAGATGGAATACGCCACCAGCAATTGGAGCATATGAATTTGTTACTGTTGCTCCGGAACCGCCAAGTCGAACACCAACCCCATCACGAACTCCTAGTTCTAGTAGAAGAGAACAATCACCAGAAAATGCTTATTATGTTTCAGCGGATGGTGATGATATTAGTGGAAATGGTACAATTAATTCTCCATGGAGAACATTAAGTAAAATAAATTCAATGAATATTCCTGCAGGATCAACTGTTTATTTTAGAAGAGGTGACACATTTAGAGGACATTTATATATCAAAAATAGTGGAAATGCCGGGCCAACAACAGGAATATATTGTATAGGTGATAGTTTAACATCTGGTGGATTTCCAAGTCAATTACAAACTGAATTAACATCAATTTATCGTGTATATGATAAGGGAGTTAATGATAATACAACTAGTCAAATGGTATCAAGATTTAGTGCTGATGTTATTAATAATAGTGATCATCATTACGTAATAATATTTGGCGGTATAAGTGATATATCAGCAGGAACGAGCGTATCAACAATACAAAATAATTTACAAACAATGTATAATAATGCTCGCAATAGTGGAGCAAAGGTAATAGCTGTTACATTGACGCCATTCGGTAGTGCAAGTTGGTGGACATTAGCACGTCAAACAAATCTTGAAAATGTAAATAACTGGATTAAAAATAATGCGATAAATGTTGATTATGTAGTAGATGGATATACTATAATGAAAAATCCAACAAGTCCATATAGTATGCGTGCTGAAGACACAACTGACGGGTTACGTTTTACTGATTCTGGACGACAACGATTGACTAATGGTATTTTAGCAGCAGTTGATTTCTGGCCATTCAATCCAAAACCAATAACTTTTGATGCATATGGTACAGGAAATAAGCCAAGAATATGGGGGTCTAAAGATTATAGTTCTACAAGTCAATGGACTGTGTATAGCGGAAATATTTGGCGAACAACTACTCAAGTTACAACATATAGTGATGTTGCAAATTTAATTTTTAATAATGAAGCAAGTTGTGGTATTAAAAGAACCACATTAAGTGGATGCGTAGGACAGGGTCAATGGTATATAAGTCCAATAGATAGATTTGTTTATTTATATTCAACATCAAATCCGGGATCGTATTATTCACATATTGAAATAGGTGGAGCATATATTTGTGCTGATGGATATTCAACTGAAGAAGTTATACGAGTTTCAAATTCTGATTTTATTATTCTCCGTAATTTAGATGTGAGATATAGCGGTAATAACGGAATTATATTCATTAATGGATGTAGTCATGGAATTGTTGAATATTGTGATATTTCTTGGATTGGGGGTATGTGGGTGCCAAGTGATCCATCGTATAGAATGGGTAATGGTGTTCAAATGTGGCAACGAGTAAATGATCTTAAAATAAGATATAATAATATACATGATTGTTATGATGCTGGTATTTCGCCACAAGGCGGTGTAAACTTTACCCAGAGCAATGTGAAAATGTCATATAATAGAATATGGAATTGTTATTATGAATATGAAACATGGGCAGAAGATTCAAGTGTAACAATGAAAAATGTGAATTTTTATAATAATACTTGTGTTAACGCGACTTCATGGAGTGTAAATCAAAGACCGGATTCATCTAATGCTCGTCATGTTATGATATGGGTAGATCGCGGAAATATCATTAACTGTGAAATAAAAAATAATATTTTTAAAACATGTTCAAATCCAGCAATAAGATATGGCAATCCATCACATATGACACCTAAGTTTACATTTGATAATAATTTATATAATGTAGCTATTCTAGCATATACAGATGATGGAACATATACTACTTTTGCACAATGGAGAGCAAAATATCCAACACAAGATATAAATTCAATAAGTGCAGATCCTCTTTTTGTTTCTGGTAATGATTTTCATTTACAATCTGGTTCACCAGCAATTAACGCTGGAGCATATCTTGGATTCAGTAATGATATTGAAGGTAGAAGTATTTTTGGGGCACCAGATATAGGAGCATATGAAACATTAGCACCAGGTGTATCGCCACCGAGTACACCATCAAATTCACGAACACCATCGGCATCACAGCCAGCACCGTCGAAAAGTAGAACACCAATAATGTCATTATCTAGGACACCATCAATATCGTTATCTAGAACACCAACACAAAGTCCTCCAACTATTGTTGGTGGTTCAATTATTGCGAATCACACAATTTCGCGATATATTGTGTTAAATACCCTTAGTGATGTGTCTATATCTAATGCAAAATCTAAATTACTAATCGCATATGAACATACATCTCATGGTGAACAAATTATTCAAGGTATGACTGGACTTATGAATAGTGTGATGGGTGGCTCGCCTAAATTTGATTTTATAAATTCTGATATACATAGTGCAAATAGATTATCTATTCATGATCATGGAATTTATGGTGGAGGCGGAGCAGATTTAGGTGGTGGTGGCGATTATACTGCGTTTTATAATCAAACGCGGGCATATCTTAATTCTCATCCTAATTGCAATGTTGTAATGTGGTCATGGTGTGGGCAATTAAGTTATTTATCATCTTCTGTTGTTATGTCAAATTATTTAAGTTTAATGGCTAGTCTTGAAAATGAATATGCTAGTCGTCCTGTTAAATTTGTATATATGACAGGACATCTTGATGGTACTGGTTCATCAGGTAATTTACATCAAAGAAATGAACAAATTAGAGCACATTGTGCAACAAACAATCGGATTTTATTTGATTTCGCTGATATTGAAAGGTATGATCCTAATGGCGTTGATTATTTAAATCTTGGTGCAGATGATGGGTGTAATTACGATGGTGGAAACTGGGCCATAAATTGGCAGAATTCACATACAGTAAATGTGGATTGGTATAATTGTGCTTCATCACATTCACAGCCACTTAATGCTAATATGAAAGCATATGCGGCTTGGTGGATGTTTACTAAAATTGCAGAAAGATTATAATTATAAGAAACGGATAAATTATAATGAGAGTTCGTCAACAAACAACAAATACTAATAGTACCATTCTTATAAATCAAGAAACAAAATTTGGATTAGATGTAGGATGGGAAGAATCTATGCAACAATTTGAGATCGAAACTCTCAAGTCAATAATAAATCCTGCCGTAAATTTTGAAACTGTTAGATATAGTCATAATAATTGTGTTATTACTACAAATGGTGAAGAAATTATACAATGTGATGTTTGGTTTTATTTTTACTTTTTTGATGGAAATTATTTACCACAATATTCTCTAGATTATGAATATGTAGGATTGTCACCAGAAGCAAATTCAAAACTTTTGAGAAGTGAAAATACAAGTTTTTTTAGATTAGAATTTTATAAAGTTCCTGATGGGGAAAAACCAAGTAGTATTAATAGAAAATTAGTTTTTACAAAACATTTACCAATACCTTTTGGTGAAAAAATTTTTTATACACCAATAGGTGAATATGTATATGTACCGGTTTTCATGGGTTCAAATTATAGAAACAAAGAAAACATGTATATATATTGGTTTCAGGATGATACTGTTCTTGATGGTACATCTATTTCAGGAAACACATTTTACATGACTGCTAGGTTTTTTAATGCATTAGACGGCAGTACAATGAGTTTTTTGAATTCCAATAAATCTTATGTACAGTCATTTAATGAAGAAAATGACATGTATCATAAAGTAGTAATAGATAAAACTAATTATACATATACTATTTATGAAGATAATAGTAATACTAGAATTGGATGTAGTGATTCTCCTGTTAGATTTTATGCATCAAATGTTGCGGAAAGTACACTTTATCGACCATCATTCCCGTCACGTTCAGTAACACCATCAACATCACATACACCACAGAGAACACCATCAATAACACCATCACCATCAAGAACAAGAACACCATCATTATCTGTATCATCATCTATTTCACAAACACCATCAGTATCGAGAACAACAACGCCAAGTACTGGTATATCACCATCGACATCAAGGCGTCCACCAACACCTTCGGTATCTCCAACAGTAACACCAACAATAACACATACACCATCAAGATCATCAACACGAACACCAACGAGAACACAAACACCAACGAGAACAAAGACGCCAACTACAACACCATCTATGTCTCCAACTCAAACGGCTACTCCATCAATATCGATTTCGAGTTCTAATACACCATCACCATCATTTACTCCAATTAGAACAAGATCGGTATCACCTACTAGTACACCAAGTTTATCTGTTTCTAGTACTCAGACACCATCTTCATCAATATCAAGCACGCCTAGTGTATCAATATCAAATACACCTAGTTTGTCGATATCAAATACACCTAGTTTATCTGTATCTAATACTTCAACGCCTAGTGAATCTGTATCAAACACACCTAGTTTATCAATATCTAATACACCCAGTTTATCTGTATCTAATACTCAAACGCCAAGTGAATCAATATCGAACACACCAAGTTTATCTGTATCCAATACTCAGACACCTAGTTTATCAATTTCTAATACACCAAGTTTATCAATATCTAGTACTATGACACCATCGATATCGATGTCTGAGACACCTGGGTTATCATTGACACCAACACCAACTATAACACCATCGTTATCTGTATCTAGTTCGATAACACCAAGCATATCAATATCAAATACGCCTAGCTTATCTGTATCTAACACACCAAGTTTATCCGTATCTAACACTCAAACACCATCAGTATCTATATCTAATACACCAAGTTTGTCTGTATCCAATACTCAAACGCCAAGTTTATCCGTATCTAACACTCAAACACCATCAGTATCTATATCTAATACACCAAGTTTATCTGTATCTAATACACCAAGTTTATCTGTATCAAATACGCCAAGTTTATCTGTATCTAATACTCAGACGCCTAGTTTGTCAATATCAAATACGCCAAGTTTATCTATATCAAATACTCCAAGTTTATCTGTATCTAATACACCAAGTTTATCTGTATCAAATACGCCTAGTTTATCAATATCTAATACGCCTAGTTTATCTGTATCCAATACTCAAACGCCCAGTATATCAATATCAAACACACCTAGTTTATCAATATCTAATACACCAAGTGAATCAATATCTAATACACCTAGTTTATCTATATCCATTACTCAGACACCTAGTTTATCAGTATCAAATACACCTAGTTTATCTGTATCCAATACTCAGACACCTAGTTTATCTGTATCAAATACACCTAGTTTATCGATATCAAATACGCCTAGTTTGTCGATATCAAATACACCTAGTTTGTCAATTTCAAGAACACCATCGATAACGCCATCGATACCCACTAATCCATATTTAGGTGGATTAATAGCTTGTTGGAATTGTGAAGAAGCAAGTGGAACACTTTATGATTCTACAGCTTATCATAATGATTTAGATGCTTCAATAAATGTTACTTATCAGGCGTCTGGAATAGTTGATAATTATTCCATTGGTTTCCTTAGTAATAATTCTGTTATTGGAAATGCCGGAACTATAGGTGATAGCCTTGACTTACAAGAGTTTTCAATATCTCTTTGGTTAAGAGTTGTGACTGGTTCAACAGGTATAAGATTACTATATGGTCGTATAAAAGAAGATATGTCTGGTGGTTTTTATATGTTTTTAGTTCTTAATAATGAACTTGAAGGTAGTATATATTTTAGTATAATAAATGATGGAGTATTAGATCAAAAAGCCATAAATATTGTAATGGATCAATTATGGCATCATATAGTCATTACTTTTAATAATAATTATGAATTAAAATTTTATGGCGATGGATATTATATTGACACTCTAAGTTTTAGTAATGCGCCATCATATACCGGATCATATACAACATATACAATGATTGGAAATGATTTGGACTTAATTCATAGCTTATATGGATATGTAGATGCGTTTGCGATATTTTCTAGAGAATTAAATCAAACCGATATAACTTATTTATATAATAATGGAAATGGCATTACATGTATGCCAGCATCACCAACGCCAACACCATCAACAAGCCCAACTGTAACACCATCAATAACGCCAACAACAACACCAACAACAACACCATCAATATCTATATCTAGAACACCAAGTTTATCAGTATCAAATACGCCCAGTTTATCTGTATCTAATACTAGAACGCCAAGTTTATCTGTATCAAATACGCCTAGTTTATCAGTTTCTAACACACCAAGTTTATCTGTATCAAATACGCCCAGTTTATCTGTATCTAATACTATAACACCATCATTATCAGTATCAAATACGCCCAGTTTATCTGTATCTAATACTAGAACGCCAAGTTTATCTGTATCAAATACGCCTAGTTTATCTATATCAAATACTCCAAGCTTATCTGTATCTAATACTATAACACCATCATTATCAGTATCAAATACTCCAAGTTTATCTGTATCTAATACTATAACACCATCATTATCAGTATCAAATACGCCTAGTTTATCAGTTTCTAACACGCCAAGCTTATCTGTATCAAACACTCCAAGTTTATCAGTTTCTAACACGCCAAGTTTATCTGTATCAAATACACCAAGTTTATCTGTATCAAATACGCTCAGTTTATCTGTATCTAATACTATAACACCATCATTATCAGTATCAAATACGCCTAGTTTATCTATATCAAATACTCCAAGCTTATCTGTATCAAACACTCCAAGTTTATCAGTTTCTAACACGCCAAGTTTATCTGTATCAAATACGCCCAGTTTATCTGTATCTAATACTAGAACGCCAAGTTTATCTGTATCAAATACGCCCAGTTTATCTGTATCTAATACTATAACACCATCATTATCAGTATCAAATACGCCTAGTTTATCTATATCAAATACTCCAAGCTTATCTGTATCTAATACACCAAGTTTATCTGTATCAAATACGCCCAGTTTATCTGTATCTAATACTATAACACCATCATTATCAGTATCCAGTACACCAAGTATATCAATATCGAGAACGTCATCTATAACACCATCACCAATTCACAATCCATTTACTAGTGGATTAGTTGCATGTTGGGATTTTGAAGAGGCTAGTGGCACATTTTATGATAGTACAGAAAATGGGCATGATTTAACAACAACGAATTCAATAACGTATCGTGCGAGTGGTATAGTCTCATATGGTTTTTCACAAGATG